TTAGTGAATATTGTTGTTCGTTTTAATTTATTTTCTTTATCAGTTTTTCTGATTAAAGCTTGAATTTGATCTCTTTGTCTTTTAAAGTAATCTGATCCAATATTTTTAATTTCTTCTTCCATATCCATATCAAGAATGTTGATATATTCTTTGTACATTTTTGATAATTCTTTCGGGGTAAAAATTTTGTTTTTATAATAGCGAGGCATTGAAATAAGTTCTCCGTCTTCTCTTACTATAACGAAGATCTGTCTGTCTCTGAAATAGTTTATCATTTTAGGTGTAAGGTAATTAATACCCATACCTTTTGACATTAAGCTGAAATCTTTGACTCTGTCGTCTTCTGTGATAAGGCCAGTATTAAGATCGTAATGATCTCGTCTTTCGAAAGTTGACTTTGTGATATATCCTGTAACGTAATTTGTTGTTTTTGCATTATTGCGAGGGTATTCTAGTTCTATTATTCCTTGCTTCCAAGTGTCAACCACTTTTTGAGGATTGCGTATAATACTATGAGGAACATTAAATAATACAGCATGATAATGAGGCCTGTCATTTTTTTCTCCGTACTCTCCTACTGCATAATATTTTATACGGGTATTGTTTTTTGATCTAGGACATTCTTGTCTAAAGCGTTTCATCCATGATTGAAAGTCCTTTTTACGAATTGTTGCGAAACCATTTTCTGTCTTAGGTAGGTTTTCGTCATCATAAGTTAGGGTTAAGAATGATACTGAGGATGATACTTTAGTTTCTTCCTGTAATCTGAAGACCCAGTGTCGGGATCTTCTTTTTTTACAATTAACACATTTTCCACAAGGGACTGGAGTTACTTTGTTCAGCCCGTGTATATTGGTGTATTTATTTTGAACCATGAAAGGGCTGTAACATTGCATATCTTATAGTCTAATTCCTCCTCTTGATACTCGATAGGAGTTGTATTTTCTTGATTTCCTTTTTTGGTGTCTAACCGATTTTTTGAACGATCTGTGTATTCTTTTTCTTCTGAGTCTTTTACTCTTTCTATGGTGCATATTATAAGGGTTTAAATTGTTGGTGTTCCAAAGTAAGGCATTGGTCGTCTTGCTTTGATATGATTATGTAAGTATACGTATACGTCTTCTGAGTCATCTTCTACTGCAAAGATTCTTGATACTTCATCTGAATCCATTTCTACGAAGTCTTGATTTAGATCTGGTCTAGTACCGAATATTCTTCCCATGTGCCAGAAGTTTAGTGATTTTCTCATTTCTCCATGTACTGATGAAGGGATGTATTTATATTCTGCGTAACGTGGTGTATATCCGAATGTATCGTCATTTTTTCCGTCTGCTATATCGTTGTAAAGTTCTTTATTAACAATAGGTTGTTCTCCAATGTTTGCAAATGAGGGCCAGAAATAATCGAATTTATCGAATTTTAAGAAGTGTTTTGGTACTCCTTGTTGATAAGCTGATTTAGGCATTACTGACATTATACCTATTATATATCCATGTTCTTCACATTTATAAACTACTCTGTTTGATGATCCTACTGATACTCCGTGTCCGGCCATATTACCCTGAGGGGTTTCGTCATCCGTTGTTGGCGCATTGGCTGTGTTGGATGTTTGTAAAACTTCGCTTATGGACATGGGCGTTGCTGAACCCCCCAGGAATTCAGGTCTTTGTAGCCTAGCGTCTGAGGATTGAACGCCGAAGTGTGCTAGAATGACCTCTATATATCTTGATCCACCTCTGGCATTTCTTTCTAACCATTCTTGAAGTCTAAAGGCTCGTCTAAGTTCATTGATTGAAGCCGCTGACGCGTCTTTTAGATCTGCAACGTGAGTATGAGTAACATCTGGATTCATGTATTGTGAAGGAGTTGTTGGACTATTTGTTTCTGCCCATGCTCCATCTCCGTCTGTTCTTAAATAATTACTGAAATTGTCCCAAGTAACACCACCTGTAGATTGTGGTTTTCTAAGATATGTATAATCTTCATCTGCTGGATCTGATCCTGAATAATCTCCATACAATAACGGGGCTGTTATACCAAGTGGAATTGTTGCTTCTGGTCCTTTTTGTGTCCAAGGTAAGGCTGATGTAAAGTAATCGTGTTGCCATGCTCTATTCTGAAGTGTCCAATATACTGAATAGTTATTTGATCCTGAATTAAGGTCTGTTGTAAGTGGAACTGATAAATTTTCATCCATATAATAATCGTTATATATTTTGTTATACATAGCGAAAGGGACTGCTGATACAGTATCCGATTTATGATCTCCGTCTGGAAGACCTAAGTAATCTGCTAATGAACCTATTTTTACTTCTATATCTGATGAGGATTGTAATACTGGGAATGCAGGTTCTTGTAGTCCGTCAAGGCCACCTGTGATAAAGTCTTCCCATTTGTCCCATACTAATCTTGTTGGGACGAAGAAGTAGTGTGTGTATACGTTTGCTCTGTGCATGATTGGGGCTAACATAGGGGCGAACCTTGTTAAGTTTGTTGATTTTATGCTAAATGAATCGCCTGGGACGCATTCTAAGCATAAAGTAGGTACTAGTTGACCCATATTGATTGACATTTTTTTATCGTGCGATAAATCGAATGTATTGTGTGAGGGACGTGGCATTGCCACTTTGCTGAATATACTCATGTTGTTTGTTTTGGTTGTTTATTATAAGTTTTATGTTTATGATTGCCAAGGCCGTAAAGACGTTCTTGTCTAAGTTTTCTTACGTTGTGCATTATTTGTATTTCTTTCCTGTGCATTATTTTCCGGACATATATGAATCAAATGCTTTTACAAGTGCTGATCCACCATAATACATTAAGAATGCTGCTCTTGCTTGTGGTGGTAACATTCTAATAACTGCTGCTACTGCTGGAGAAGTTGCTATATAATTTTTTTTCCATTGAGGTGTGTCATTGGTTACTCCTAGATAACCATTTAATATATTTCCAATAGTATCTCCTTTTATCCAACCGCCGTCTACGGCTCTGTCTCTAATTTCTTTTTCTATATCTTTTCTAAGTCCTGTTAAATCTGCTTCTGCTACTATTTTTCTAATCTGATCTTTCTGAGTTGCATTTTCTATACCATATTTAATTTTGGCTGATTTACCTTTATATTTTGCTTCTTGCGCACGACCTGTTGCTTCTTCTAAGTATTCGCCAAGTGTCATTTCTAATCTAAGTAAGTTTTCCTTTGATATTCCGGCATCTATTCCTGTTTTTCTTGCTTCTGCTAAATTTTTGATTGATTGAGAAGATAAGTTTGCATGTTGTGCTTGTTGTACTGGTAAGGCTGCTCCGGCTACTACTGGGTCTGCGAATTTATATTCTGGGGCTTTTCCTGGATGTACTGCTCCGGCATTGCCGACGGCTGATCCGGGAGATGATCCATAGATCATGTTCGGATTCAGACCGGCTGCTTCTAACCTAGCCATTTGTTCTAAAGGGTGGTTATATTTATTTTGTCTATGCCATTGTTCTAAATTCCAATTTCTTGCTCTGTCTTCTGCTCGTCTTCTACCTCTATTACCTATAAGGGAAGATATTATTGAGCCTCCTGCTCCTATTGCTGCTGCTACTGGAAATGCCATACTAGATGATGTTGAGGGTGTATTGGTTATATTTACTGGTGCTAAGTCGTTCCAAGGCATTATACTTTTTTTAGTTTTTTAGTGGTAGGGGAGGGAGAGTTTAACTCTCCTAATTGTTTTTGTGTAAGTCTTATTGTTTGTTTTACACCTTCGATTAGATCGTCGAAATTTACTAATCTAAGTTGTAGTAAGTCTAGTTGTTGATGACATGATACACAATGTTGTAAGACTATATGTCTAACTTTTTGTTGGTATTCTTTTTCCTTTTCCGTTTTAAATTTTGATGTGTCCATAATTTATGTTTTACTTAATATTTATTATAAGACAAATATAATTTGTCTATTTTAATTATCCTAATTTTTTATAGTTTTTTTTTTAATTGACTATTTTATCTACTCGTTTTGACTTTCACTTCGTTTTCGTATGTAACTCGTTGATTTTTAATTTATTGTCAATTAGCACTATATTGACAAGTAGTATATAGTGCATTTTGTCACAAACAAAAAGCTACTCTTTTGGAGTAGCCTTTTTTTGTGAGTCGGATTTTTCGACTTCTTTTACTTTAGCGTTTTGTTCTTTAGCTTGCTTTTCTTTAGCAAGTTTTATTTGAGCATTGAGCTCACGTTGTTTTCCTTTTAACATTTTTTTATGTTCTATCATATCGGTAAGATCTTCGAATCTTGTAATTTCTGTATCGAAGTATTCTCCTTGTCTTGTGTTTACTCCTAGAGGTACACCTCTTGTATGTCTATCTAGTAATTCTCTCATACCCATAGTTTGATCAGGTATTGTTTGAGTTCCTGTTTTCATAGTTTTACCTATGTAATTTGATTTTCTTAAGTTCATAATCTTTTTTATTAGTGAATATTGTTGTTCGTTTTAATTTATTTTCTTTATCAGTTTTTCTGATTAAAGCTTGAATTTGATCTCTTTGTCTTTTAAAGTAATCTGATCCAATATTTTTAATTTCTTCTTC